GTCACCGCTGACCATCGAGTCTGCGGCAATCTCTCCCGTAGACGCTTTGGCAGCGATGGTGGTCATTTCACCACTAGGCTTAGCAGTAGGACAATTATGAAGCCAGCGGAGCCGATTAGAATTTGTTCTAGCCGCTTAAGTCTTGCGTTGATTCCGAGATAGCGTTCAGCACAGACAGCTTCGTGGGTGTCTAGTTGACCCTGAACTTCACCGATTGTCGCCATCTTTATCTTCCTTTGGAACCTGAGACTCTGCCTGCTCCTTTATCTTGCAGACTAAAGGCCAAGCACCACTAGATGTCGGCAACTGTCCCAGCGTTTGCAGGATGCCGTTTACTTCTTCTATTGTAAGTTCAAGTTTGATGTTCATGTTTTATCCGCAGTAGATAACAGCAGGGACGGTGTAAGACCCGTCTGCGTAGGTTGCCGTTGGTGTGATGGATGTTACTTTAGCAATGGTCTTGCTACGGATTACATCGTCATCCTGAACTTTGGCGCATCCGTCACCGTTGGATTCTAAGAGGTCACCAATTTGAACTGTGACACCTGCGGCGATACGCACCACAAACGCACCCAGAGAAGTGACTAGCATATCTTCAACTTCATCCCAAGTTTGGAACACGCCGTAGACTGCTTTATCACCAATCACATCAGAAATCTTGACTTTTGGCAGACGCTCGTTGCCATCGTCAACAACAGTCTTAGTGAACCCATCTTCTTCAAAGGTTGCGCCAATTGGCAGTTGACCTAAATATGAATCACGATTGTTGATTGTTTCTGTCCATGCGTCTTTACCTTCTACTGCCTTGACTGCTGGCTCGATGACATTGCCTTCTTCGTCCAACACGGCCTCTTTGGCCTCAACCGCAGGCACGGCGGGGTGCTCGATCACCTCATCCCACACAACAGACTTCCACTCTGCCATCTCGCCAATGGTGGACATGACTGTGCCACGTGGGATTTCAGGGTTGTAGCCACGACCTTGTTGAAGTTGCGACCAGTGAGCGCCAGAAAATGCGTTGTAAGAAACGGTTGTGCCTGAGACGGAGATGGAGCCTTCTACAGCGTTGGCCTGACGAAACTCAATTAAAGTTCCGTCAGAAGCCTGCCTGTTAAGAATTAACGGCTCTAAATTTGTTGCAGTTGTTAGAATCATTCTACCCGAAGTGGCGTATTCCATCCCAGCACTTGTTAAATCTGAGGCTGTTTTTGTAAAAAACACATTACCGCTGGAGTCGATACGCATACGCTCTGTTCCGTTGGTACCAAACACCATATTGTTTGCGCCAGTGCCGACAATCGCAAAGTCAGTCGCGTTGCCAGTGGCGAGAATGGCCTTTTGAGAACCGACATAAACAGGGGTTGTTACATTATCTGGAAAGAAGACTTGATAGCCGCCATTAGTGGCGCTACTAGAGAACCTACCTATCTCAGCAGCACTTGTTCTGACATCAAGCCTAGAACTAGGCGAACTCGTCCCAATCCCAACATTACCGCTGGAGTTGATACGCATACGCTCTGTGCTATTTGTGCCAAAATAAAGTGGATATGCTCCAACAGTATATTGGTACATTCCACCACTACCAGTAGAATAAATAGAAGAAAGAGCTCCATTTGCTGTCGAACCAATACTTTGAATTAAGTATCCAGCGTTTGTTTGAACATAAAATTGAGAATAAGAACCAGCTCCTGTATCTGAGTTATAAACGCTAAGAGTTCTTGCTCCCGCATTTGCTGATGCAACTAATACATCACCAGCAGATGTGATACGCATACGCTCATTATTTCCGTTGTTTCTGAAAATAATTGCGCCGTTATCATACCAGTTGAAATATAAATTATTATCGGAGAATCCAAACAAATGAAAACCCGCTGACCCGCTAGTGTAAGTTCCAGCATTATTGGTCAGCTGAATCTGCGTTGCACGGGTTATGCCATTTGCATCTAAAATTACGCCAGATGCTGCGGTTTTACCAATCCCGACCCGACCACTTGAATCAATCCGCATCGCCTCTACACCACCCTCTGCAAATGCAATAGTGTCTGCGGCGGGGGAGAAGATTCCTGTGTTTGTGTCACCAGAGAAGTAGATGGACGGGCTTGCGGAGGTTCCGGCAGAAGCTGCAATGGTCGCGCCACCAGACGCTACAAACGTACCAGCTACCGTCAACGGGTCACTAGAAGCCCCTGTCTGGAACTCCTTTAGGTGAACCATAAGCTCACGGATGGCGTTATTTATCCCAGAAGGTGCACACCCCTCATTGATGTTGATGCTTTCAATGTCGGTGTTGTCCGAGTTGGTCGTTGAGTATTCTGAAATCTTGGTCTTGGGCATTTATTACTCTCCTAAAAGGCCGGTTTGTGTTCCGGCTGCTGTTCCTACTGCGCCACCTCTTACTGCGGCACTACGTCTTAGCAACTGGTCTAGTTGTTGAAGTCTTGTTAGTTCTTGCAACTGATTTTGGAAGTTTGTTGAAAACAAGGTTGGCGCAAGGGCTTGTGCGGTTGGTTGCCCTGGCCCAGTTAAAGACCGTAGCAAGTAGTCAGTACCACCACCAATTATGCCCTTTTGCTGAACCAGAGGAATCAACTCGTCTGTGCCCTCAAACTCACGCTGGGCAAGCTGACGACCCATTGTTTGTGAGCCACCAGCCATCTTAACGTCTGTCTGGCGTATGATTTTTTCACGCGCTAAGGAGTTTTGCAGGTCGCCCCAGTTTTTCTCTCCAACAATAATTCTTAATTGGTCGCGTTTTTGAGGATTTGTCCATACCCTGCGAAGTGCGTCTGCGCCGTCTGCGCCCTTGTTTATGTTTTCCTTTACGGAATCAAACACACCCGCCCTAAATGCGTCTTTTTCTGCGTCACTTAAACCGCCAAAAGACCGCTTTAGTTCGTCTGGGGAGAATCGTGTAAAGTTCTGACCGTTTTCTAGCGCGTTCAAAATCTCTGTCTGACCAGCAAAAACCTGCCTTGCTTGCTTGTAGGACTTTGGCCCAACTTGGTCAAGAGCATTGACAAACTCTGTGCGCCGTTCTTTTAGCAACCCAAGTTCTGTGCGACCAATCCCGCTACCAGGCTGTTTGCCTGTAAATAGAACGTCGTCTAGCCCACGCTTTACATAGTCTAAGGTTCTCAGGTCAAACCCGCCAACCCTTTCAATGTCTGCGGCACTTACTGGTAGATTGACACCCTCTAGCGCGGCAATACGTCTTGCCTTTTGGTAGGCATCCTGAAACTGTGGATACTCCATCAATTCCGTAATCCGCTTGTTTTGTATTACACCGCCCTCTGAGAAGGCTTGGCGATACAACGGTGCAGCTACGGCACTTCTTGTCTTTATAATGTCGTCTGCCAAGTCAAGAGCAGAACCACCAAAGTTTAAAGCGCGTTGGAAGTCAGAGATAACCCGACCGGCTTGACCTGCGCCACGTTCTTCTACTAACTGACTAGCAACTTGTGCCGCACCAGGATATTTTGATATTGTGTCAGCCAATATACGAGTGTTTTCTCCAGCCGCCTCAACAATAGTTTCTGGCTTGTAACCGCTACTCTGAATGGTCTTGAGCTTTTCCAATACCTGTTTGGGGCTAAGTCCGTCTCTTTGTAAAGCCTGAATCAGCTTCTCGTCGGCGCGTCTTTGGAAAGTCGCTGCTGTGTCCCTACCAATTAACTGTGCGCCACTCTGAGCAACCCTACGCCCCGCCTGACCAGCAATTCTTGACGCTAGTTCACCTGTCGGGCCAAGGGTAACTCCAAGTCCTGCGCCCGTAGCCGCCCCTGATAGGCGTTCATCTGGCTGTGCGGTTCCTGCGCCACTAATAGCACCGCTAACCCCGCCAGTTGCCGCAGCACCACCGTACCCAGTAGCCCTAGCAGAAAGCCTTGAAGCCAACTGAGGAACCCTAGAGGCTAACTGTGCCGTACCAGCACCGCCAAGAAGCATTGTGGGAATTCCACCGACCGCTTCTGCCGCCATCGAACCAAGCGGGCTTTGTTCTTCAAACTGCTTCTTAGAACGGCCAATGTCGGCCAAAATGTCTTCGTATCTACCTTCGCCAGCCAAAGACCTTGCTCTTGCCTCAAGCTCGTCTGCGAAGCCAAAGGTTAGCCCTTGTAACGCGGCGCGGCCATATCCGTAGTCGGTCTTAGGAGCCTGTGCCTGTTGTAGCGCAAATTGATACGCCTGTTCCCCAGTTAATTCTTTGTCTGAATCAACCCGAAACTTGCCGACATTCGGAATTTCTACCTCGTATGCGGGCATATATTATCTTCCTATTTGGGTAACGGTTACTTCGGGTGGATACCCGCCGGTAGATGAACTTTTAAATTCTTCTAGCGGGTTTTGCAATGCCAACATTCTTTGGTCTGCTTCTTCTGGCGTGATTTTTCCGTTTAACACTAGAGAAGCAATCTCTCCCTCTTTAATCAGATACTGGTTAATACCCTTTAAGTAGGAAATAATTGCCTTATTGCCGTTAGGTTGGTTAATAATTCTTGGTAATGATTTCTTAAACAACTCTAAGTCTGCATCAGACATTGTTCCAGAGCCTGGTGGCCTTTGTTGTGGAACGAGGCGGTTAATAATTGATTCTGCGGTTTGCAAACTATCTAAACCTTTGGTGTTAATGCCAAAGTTTCCTGCCGCAAGCTTGAATCCAGCTTCAAGACCACCTGGAGATTTCTCTAATATAGAACCAAGTCTTGTAATGTCGTTTAATGTTCTTCTTGCGCCGTCGCCAGATTTTTTAATATCACCAAAAATTGCTGCTTGTTGTTCTTGTGCTCTTTTGAGAAATGGACTTTGTTCTCCACCAACAACATTTTTAACCAACGGCCCCCTTCCAACTTCGTCAACTTTTCCAGACGAACTAATTTGAAAGACTCGGTCTTCTGGCAGTCCACGCTGTTTTGCTTCTTCTCTTGTTAATATCTTAAATGACTCTTTTGGTTCTTTGGCGGTCAATTTTGCATACTCTACTGGAGAAGCAACCCGCAAATAATCCATTACCGCTTGATTTGCAGCCGCCTCATCTGTAACTGCCCTACGAGGTAGGTTTACGTTGGAAAGCAAAGCCTGTTGCGTTAGTGCAGCATCTTCTGCTGACAATGCTTTTTCACCAGGAAATAGCATTTGGTTTGTCAAAGCAGTCAATTGTTCAGGCCCAGCACCCATAGTTGTTGGTTGCATTGTGGTAGCTGCGGCAACTCTCTGCTGGAAAGTTTGCTGTGCCTCACGCATACGCTTTTCTTCGTCGCGTTTAGCAAGCAAGTCCTTTACCTGCAATCCCTTCAGCGCATCCGCTAGGGTCTTGTCCATCGCGCTCTCATACCCGCCTAAACCCGCTAGACCAATCTGCCCTAACCCCTGCAAGTTTCCTACGGGACGTGCCTGTGGGCCAGACAAAGCTGCCGCCTGTGCTATTGCGCCAAGCAGTCCCCTTGTAAAGGCTTTCTCTTTTGCCGACTCTGGGTTAATTCCAAGGAGTCCAAACAGTTCTTCGTTCATAAGTTACCCCAACAAAGTTGTGATGTCTGCCCGACGAGGTCTTTGGGCAAGTAGGTTTAGATATGCAGAGTAATCAACCGAACCCTGTGGCATCTGGTTGCGACCAAGCATATTTGGTATCTGTGGCTCTGGTTGTCCCAACATTTCTCTGATTGAGTTACCCATCCGCAAAGCGTCTATTGCATCCTTTACGCCAAAACTTGCGGCGGCGGGAGATAGTATTCCCGGCAGAGCGGCTTGGAACGAGCCAGGTATAGCCGTTGCTCCTGCGGTTGAAGCCGCCGTACTTACACCTAACTCAGGTAAAAACGCTTGTAGAGAACCAGGTACGGCTGTTGAAGTAGCACCAAGCGTTGCCGTTGCTCCTAGCGAACCTGTTGTTGGTAAGGTTGCGGTAAGACCGGGTGTTGGGGTCATGCCAGCCGCATAAGTAGCATCAACGATTGGGGCTGCCGTTCCGGCTGTACCAGCACCTGCGGCTCCTGCATTGGCTAAGTAAGTCCCGCCAGCAATTGCGCCAACCGTATACCAACCGCCAGGTATTTCCTCGTTTACGAAGTCGTCAATGTCCCTTCCGACCTCACGAACGGCCTCTACGGCTTGATTTACTGGATTGCTTAACTCGTCAATCGTTAAGTCAATCCCTGTATTTTTTTCAACCCAACCCATGTTTCCACCTTTGTAGTTTGGTTATGCCTTTGTGCGTCCCTAGACTTTGGTCGTCTGAACCCACAACTTCGTCACCGTATCTTGAGTAAACCGACTTCAACCTCTCGTCAGTAAAGTAAGTAATCGCGTACTCTTTGTCCCTAATCGCATTAAAGAAGTCTCGTAGGTTTTGCAAGAACTCTTTGGTGCTATCTGCGTTAATAGTGTGGTAAAACACCGCAGAATCCGTGACCCTGAATACTATAAAAATCGTGTTTCCGAACCTGTAAAACCTTGCGCCATTCTTACGGTGTAGTTCTAAAGACTTCTTTGCATCCTCTACCGTGATGCTCTTGTTGTTCCGCTTTATGTCCTTCGCTACTAACTCGCCAATGTTCACGCTGTTACATATTTGCTGTCGTCTACGTTGTTGGGGTGAAACTTAGGCAGGTAAATTCTTAGCATCGGCAAGCCAATCTTGAACCCCACATAGCCAAAGCACACCGCTAGGTCTTTCCATGTGGATACCTTCCACAACAACTTTTCTTCCTTGAGCTTCTTGATTGTGTAACTTAGCAAGAACCCAATCACATACTTCTGGTTGACACGGGCAATCTTGCGTAATTCCTTGCGCGACAGTCCTAGGTAGTCCCACAGGTCTAGGGCTAGGGTTTTGTGCCCAAGTTCTTCCTTCGCGTGCCAGCAGAACAGTTTGAAGTCTCGACCTTCTCTGGTTCCCCAACGGTCAATGTAAGACCTTGCCATGCAGGAGGCTAGGTGTTCTATGGATACCATAGTCCCTAGCCAGAAGGTCATCCCCGGTCTGCGGTGGATTATCTTGGTGTTCGCAAACTCTTGCTTCTCTGCGTCCTTGAGGTTGTGCCTGTCGTTAAACGACTCATGGGCACTTGCGTGAGACATTTCCTCTTGGACAAACTTAATCATCCGTCTGCGTAAATCTTCGTCCTTTACGCTTGGCAGGTGGTGGTTAATGACTGCGGCAAAGGCTTTCTCCCACGCCGGGAAGATGATGCTAGACGCATTTCCGTAGTGCGTCCACACCGCCGAATTGTCACACCAGTAGGTCAAAGTAATAAACCCCTAAATCATAGGAAATAGCCGAGCAACCCGCCACCTAGTGCGCCTAACCCTGCTGCCTGTCCTGGCGAAGTAAGGGGAGTACCACCAAATAACGAACCGCCAAGGTATCCCAATCCCGCACCTGCTAGACCTCCCATAAACTTGTTCTCTGGTAACTGCGTGGTCTGCTGTCCGTAACTAGCAAGCGGTGTACCGTAGACAGAGGAGAGGTAGGACATGAGGGACTGAATCGGTTGCTGTTGCCCAAACTGGAACCTAGCCATCTGCTCTTGCAGGGGCTGTGCGGCGATTGCTTCCCGCGCTGCACCAACCTGTGCAAGCGTTTGGCTTGGCAGGAACTGCTGTTGGTAGAAGGATGGGGCGGCTTGGGCTAGTTGTGCCTGTCCAAGCTGTGCCTGTTGTTGTAGTCCGCGCTCCCTAGCGTAGTCCTGACCAACGATGTTGGCAGAAACGTCGCCTAAAGCCCTTCCGTAGGCTTCCGTAGCCCCGCCAAGGGCACGTTCCATCGCGCCTGACCCGTAGCGTCCAGCCCGTGAATAAAGGCTTGCAACGCCCGGTAATACCTGCTCGCCAAACTGCTGTGTGAGGGGGCGGGTAGCGGCGGCAAGCATTGCCTGTTGGTAGGGATTGCCTTGCAGGAAACCACCTGCGGCTGTCTGCCCAATCTGCCCCAAGGATGCTTGGTAGGCTTGCTGTGCCTGTTGGAGTGTTGGCTGTGCGCCGGTAGCCAGAGCCTCTTGTTGGGCTAGGGCTTGCTCTGTCTGAGCAGACGGGGAGATGTAGGTTTGGCCTGGGAAGAACGTGGGCTGTGGCCCAGTCAGAAATAACTCTCTGGCGCGTTCTAGTCCCTGTGTAAGAAACGGTCTTAGCGCGGGGTCAATCTGCGAGGTTGTGACTTGTTCTGCCATATATCACCTATTATAAAGATTATCCAACCAAAATGTAAGCATAAGTCTTGTTCGCCGTGGCGTTAGAAAAATGCGTAATTGTTGCCTGTCCTTGCTGTTGGGCAGAGACGTAAATGTTCGAGTACGCCGACGGTGCGACATACTGCATGGTAGCGATGACCGATGGGGTTGCCGGTGTGTCTGGGCTAGTTCTGGTCGGCAACTGCTGAATACTCACCGCTACATCATCCGTTGCCCACATGATTTCCATGTAGTCATTGGCGTTCAGTTCTATAAAGAAATTCAAAGCCGCAATCAGGTGTCCGTCTACACCGCCGTGGCTGTTTGGGACTGAGTACCGGCTGTTAGAAGAATCGATATTCGTCCCGTTCTTGCGAAACCACACATCAATGTCGTGAATCTGGACATCCGTATTGACTAATTGAGCACTAAATTGCAGGTTATAAATTCCGTAGTTCCGCACGTTCATTCTGGAACTGTTCGACACATACACCCCGTTCGAGTAGTCCGTGGTGTTAAGCGTCATTGGGTACGCCGTGGTCGTATTAGCCGCCACCTGGTCAGTCGTGTCCTGAAACGCACCGTAGGGCGCAGAGTCAGCTTCTGCCGCGTCCGAGAACGGAATCAGGACTATTTTTGTATCTACAGAAATACGTTCGTCTATCAGGGTCGTCGTCGTAGCGTTGCCCGTAGCCAGCGTAATAGTCCCCGTGTTATTGGACTTGCCGTTCATCAGGTTGTTGACGACCTCGGAAATCTGCCGAGGGTCGCCGCCTTGGTACGGTAGAACTCTAAACATTAGCGAGTACCCGCTTGCTGAATCTCTACATCCATCCCGATTGCCGTAGTCCAGTTTCCAGAGGGTTCAAGTTTTACGCGGTGATAACGCCCGTAAGACCTAGCACCTATGCGGTTCTCGCTGTTTGCAGCCGTGACCGACGGGAATGACACCGTCTGGTTTAGTTGTAGCCTAGAGGCGATAGAAGCACTACCCGTCCCGTTGTCCACAATGGGTTTTAGCATCGTAATCATGGACTGATTGGTGTCTGAGGAAATATCTGCCGTCTCAATCGTTGCCGTCTTGGAAGCCCCTGTGAAGGTAATCAGCTTGTTGCCGTCAATCCCAAGCAAAAGCAGTTTCCCGCCCAGCCAGTTCCGGCTGTCCAACGAAATACCTAGGGCATCTAGGCTTGCGCTAAACGCATCCAAACCCTCTAGGGTGACGGAAGGTGTAGACACGGGAGCCACACGGGTAGCCGTCGAGTCTGAGAACGACCACTTGCCTGTCGGAACGTGGTAGACCAAGACCCTGTAATCCAAGTCAACCGTCGGGTAGCCCCAGACCACCAAGTTGTTGATGGGGTCAATGGCCGCACTCATATTCCCTAGGTCTGACTCTTTTAACGAATTAAAGAAGTATCGGTTGACCTTCTCCGCACCTATGTTTTTTAGGTTCTGCCCGTCACAAGCGTAGAAACCGTCGTCTCCAAGGAAATAAGTAATACCCTGCCATTGGATGACCGAGTTAGGCTCAAAGCACCCACGGTTCCTAGCAATGTTGTCGAACTGGAATATCAGGGGTGTTCCAACGTAGGACATCCGCACGATACTGCGCTCTAGCAGGACTAGCCCGAACTCGCCACCCGTAACCCCTTGTACAAACCCGCCGTCAGGCACGTCTTGGAAGTCTGCCTGTGTTGTGGCAGATGTAGTCCAAGTCTTCTCGTTGTTGATACCCGACCATTGGACTCGGTTCTTGTAGGAGCTCTGGTAGCCAGACACCACGAAGTCCCGAACCACGGTCACAAACTTGGCCTTGGGTGCATCAGCGGCTAGGTCTGCAAAGGTAGTCCCAGACATAACGTCTATGTACTGCATGGTGTTGGACTCGTTAGCCGCAATCAGGGAGTTCCCGAACTGCGTGAACTTCCACCCAGACGTGCCGCTATAAGTCACGGCAGAAATGTCGTCCCAAGAAAAGTCGGTGGTGTCCAACTTGAAAAGCCTTGTCGTGCCAGCCGCGTAGATACTTGTAATACTGTTCGTGTCCTTGGCGGCAGCCGCAGCCGTCAGGTCTTGCGGTGCGGCATCAGAATAGTCAACTTCCTGCGGGAACGGGCCGTAGCCTACCGCCTTGGGGAAGCAATTCTTAGCCGTGGTCAGCGCACCGATAACCCCTGGCTGGTCAGGTAGCCACTCTCCAAAGGTAACTCTTGTTATTGCCATGTGTTACTTCCCGAAGATTGTTGTGTCCAAGTGTCGTTTTGTAAGGTATTGGGTGTCCATGAGTCCGTACTAACCGATGCCTGTGTCCATGTGTCGCTTTGGAAGTTGGCCGCAGTCCATGTGTTTGGCTGGTCAGGTACTAAGACCCACTCCTCGCCAAACTTGTAAAGCGTGCAGGTAAGCTGTCCGTTGCTTGCCACCTGCCCAGAAACTGAGTAAATAATCCCCGCTAGGGCGTTCAGAGTGCCTGTCGCCACAACATCGCCGTGGACATCAAACTCAAACCCTGCGTTTGCGGTCAGGAACCCTTCTGCCGTTATAGAACCGTCTACAAGTCGAAGTCTTACCGCGTCCGCTACCAAGTCACCAGAGGCATTTATAGCCCCTACAACGTCCCGTAAACGCGCCGCAAGCGCACTTACCGAGCCTGCCGCAGAAATACTACCCGCCACGCTTGCAACTGTGTTGGCGGTTGTGCTTACCTGCCCGTTGGCGGTAATGCTTCCTGCGGCTGTTACAAGGCGGTCTGCGCTAGAAACAACCGTTCCTATGCCGAATATGGAGCCTACAACTGTGCGAATTGGCGTTGCAGAAGCAGATACCGTCCCAACACCAGATATTGCACCAACAGCATTTCTAGTGACGTTTGAAGATGACGCTACCGTCCCAACACCAGAAACATTACCGGCAACCACTCGGTTACGGATTGCAGAGGAATCTACCGTTCCCGCCGCGCTTACGTCGCCATTTCCGTACAGTATACAGGTGTCACCAAGAGTCCAAATGATGTCGTCTAGTGAAAACGCTAGTGTGTCCAAGTTGCCAAACATATCTAGCTGCTCTAGCGTAAATGGCCCGCAATCTGGGTCACTAGCCGGTGCAAAGGACGCGCCAATTACTCCTGAACCTAGTGGCGCATATCCAAACATTATTTAGACTCCTGTTTCAACCCATTGCTGAGTGTTTTCGTCCCACCTATAAATTTTGCCGTCTGTTGGGCAAGATATTGGAGCATCCCACAAACAGGTTTCTTCATTCAGCACCCAAGACGCATAAGGTTTTGGGGGTATGAACGCATCGCGTACATGGTCATAAGAGTACCCGATTCCAGCGTAATTCTTACGAAGCGGGCGACCTTCTGGGTGCTGCCCGCCGTATGTGTTGTAAGAGGTCTGAATCCAAGATGTTTTGTCAGCAAGGCTGTTCACGAAGTCCTGTTCAGCAACAATCACTTGTTCAACAATGCCCTGTGCATTTACTCGCGCAAAATGACTCATGCTGTAAACGTCCCTGATGTTGTAAATGTGTGAATGGTATAACCACCAGAAGAAGTAACTATGCCCCCAGCCCCTCGCTGAGAACCAAGGTATCTAATGATGACAATACCAGAGCCACCTGACCCTCCAAGGCCATAAGACGAGACTGAACCAGTCCATCCACCACCGCCACCACCGCCGCCAGTATTTGTAGTCCCGTTTGATCCATTGACACCACTAGTAGAGCCACCATTTGCTCCCCCGCCAGTACCGCCAGTACCACCAGCAGAAATACCACCACCGCCACCACCGCCAGCGTAAGTTACTGATGAACCTGTGATTGACGACGCAGTTCCATCGCCACCATTTGCGCCATTATTAGTAGCGCCAGGGCTAGAACCGGCAGCACTAGCACCACCGCCGCCACCACCAGCGCCGGTTGAAGATGTCGTACCGGTTCTTGAATTTCCCCCGTTATTACCTTGTGATGGGGATGTAGATGGAGTATTTCCAAGACCGCCAGTTACATCATTTCTTCCACCAGAACCACCACCAGAACCACCGCTGCTTCCAGATGTTGTTGTGGTTGTATTGCCTCTACCACCACCCCCTCCTCCAGCAGATGTTATGGTGCTAAATACGGAATCCGAACCATTAGAACCTTGCGCTGATACAAGCGTCCAGTCGCTAGGGTTTGAACCACCTGCCCCTCCAGCGCCAATAGTTACAACGTAATTTGACCTGCCAATTACAGAAAATCCAGTTGCAGTTCTATATCCACCAGCACCACCGCCACCACCAGCAAATGAACCACCACCACCGCCAGCGCCACCAACCACCAGATATTCAACAGTATATCCAGCCCCTTGCGAAAAGTTTAACCATTGTGCGCTACCGGAATCGTACCACTCTGGATTGCCAGTAGTGGAGTTCATGCGAATCATCCCAGACGCGCCTGTCGGGCGTTCGCCCGTAGTACCTACTGGGACATGAAATGCGCCGGTAGATTGGCTTGGTGTGTCGTATAAAGAGGCGCGACCTGCTGGGTAGTTAATAAATACTTCTTTTGTTCCGGCAGAGAAATTGACCTTGTTCCCGCTGTTGGACGATGACAACACGGTGTCGCGGGACAATGTTGACCCAGACGAGGTGTACGTCCCAATACCATTTTCCCACTCAGAACCAATTACGATAGCGTAAAACGTGGTGTTGCCGTCTCCAATGGTGGAGAACCCCTGATAGTTTGGGGAAGCACCGGCCAGCGTAATTGTCCCCGTACCCGTCGTGGTCGAGGTTTCCTTTACGCGGTCTTTAAGGACGAAAGCCATTAGTCAAGCGTTACCGTGAGGTTGCCGCTAGAAATCTTGAGAATGTCGCCCGTGTCAATTGTCTTAGCAGTCGTCAAGGCTGTGTGCATGAGCAGGTTGCCGCTAGACAGCGCGTCCAGAATCCCGATGTAGCCCACGGAACCCCATGAGGCCGTTGCCTGCGGGAAGTTGATGTCCGCGCTAGAGGTGACGATTCCACCCGAAGCCGTGGTCACAGAGAGGACTTGGCGGGCATAGGAGCCACCAGAGACTTCCGTACCAGAACCAGCGTCTGTGGGGTCGGACGTATAGAGTCCAACGTACACCGTCGTAGGAGAGGTGTAAGATGTGTTGCGGAGAACGTGGTCTAGGACTTTGTCCTCTAAGTAGTTGCTAAATTCTGCCATTTGATTACCTCGTTGTAACGGTCATAACTAAGGGAACACCAGAAAACTCACTCTCCTCGTCGGAGGTGTTGATTCGTGCAATTGCTTGGTTGTAGAGACTCGACCACGTTTGTGTACGCGGGTCGTTCAT